AAGGCTTCTATGTGTTTTTCGTTTTGCATGGCAGGGTTATAGAATGGGTATTTCTTCTTTTGGTTGAAAAATTGTGTCCACCGCGCATCAGTGCCTTTGCCGTATATGATTCCACTGCGGTTTTTTGATTCTATGACGTAGATTCCCCTCCCGCTTATTATTAGTGCATCGATTTCGGCGGTCTTACCGTCTTTCTTCGTTATATATACGTTTCGCAGAATTTTATATCTGGAATAAATCCTGTTTTCTAGTATTTCATATATTATATCCTCGCCGAGATCGCCGATCTTCTTTGCCTTTTTGTCCCCAGTGGTGTCGGCCGCTTTTGGGGCAGGCTCCTCTTTGGTGGGTATGTCTTTCGGGTTTATCAATTTTACCAGTCTTGCGATAAACGCAAAAAACAGGATGATAACCCCGATTCCGCCGCAAAACAGCATAATGTCTAACATGAGCAGTTCACTTCCCGTATCAAAATATTTATGAAAAAGTCGTGGCAAGACAATAGACGCCTCGCCACTCATTGTTTTAAGATTTTTTTTGCTTCGTCAATATTGTCTAGGTAATCATTTACTATTTTGGTTATTAGATTGGCAACGGTGCGTCCTTCTTCTGTTGCGCGTTTTTCGACACGTTCGCGAAAAGTAGGTGTTACTCTAATGCCTATTTGCGAAGATGTTTTTTCTTTTTCCACGTTGTTCACCCCCCCCCTATTTTTTTTTATAACTGCATTATAGCATATTGACAAACATTGCTAAACAATTTATACTAGGTTATGTTTAGCAATGAAAAACAATGTTGTTCGAAAAACAGCCCCAACGGGGAGAAAAGAGGTAATTAAAAACATGCGTGAAGCAATAGAAAAGCGTTTGAGTGTTGTAAGAAATCTGTTAAGTGATTCGCAGGGTTATTATGTACAGGCTCATAAAAGCGACAGGTGAGCGGCGGGGCATATGCCGGTTCGGCATATTGTCCGGCAGGACATGCAATGAGTTTGAGATATTTGACAATGACAATGTGTATCCCAGTGTTACCGGCTTTGAGGACGGCGACCAGGTGATTGCCGTTGTCAACGTGACTGTAAACGATAAAGGGCAGATGCGCTGCTGGTTAAACGAAATAGGGGAGTGCCCTGACGGCCTGCGCGAGGAACTGATCGCCCATGTCCGCAACGGTAAGGCCGCGAAAGCAAAATAGGGGAGGGTACTGTATGCGCAAGTTTAAGTTCGGCCGCGAAGTATGGTTTTTGATCGCCGGGATCATCGCGGGCTTTGCGCTGTGCTTTTCGTCTTTTATGCTTGTCGCCTACGCCGACGAGCCGCCCGATCCGGCAGACGGTGAGCTCATCGGGGGCATGACCGGTGACGATCTGTCAGATGAACCCGGCGAAACTTCTGCCGATCCCATCGAAGAGGATACCGTGCCCCTGCCCGGGGAATCCCCTCATGGGGATGGGGATACCGAACGCAGTGAGGAGGGGCCCCATGACCGTGAGGGGTATCCCCGTGAAATCATCCGTGAATCCGATCCCGCTGCCTTAGAGAAAATCCTTGACATTCTTGAAAGCATGACCGCACAGGAAGCTGCCCCCGCTGTAACGGAAACCCCGCAAGCGTTATTTCAGCGCCTGAATTCTTCCGCCGAAGCCCGCCGCATTACGGATGCCGCCGCAAGGCAAGCCCTGTCCCACGCCATTGACATAAAAGAAACCGGCTGGGATGCCGTGTACTTTTACCGTGAAAGCAGTGTAATTGAACCATACATCCTGATGTATATGTTTGTCAGCGGCGTTACCCCTGTACATGGCACTATGACATTAGGCCTGCGTGTGTTCCCGGACGGCACTTTTGAATCCGCCGGTATCCGCTGGTCAGTGCCGGGGTTCTCCGGTGACGGCCTTTTGCTGTCACAGTCGAATGACTACGCCGACTATTACCTTGAATCGGTATCTGATATCAAGCTTGATATCCCTGTTGAGCTTTGGGCTGTGATCACAGCACCCGATACAGGTAACGGCGGCCTTGGGCTTGACGGTGATTTTCAATCCTTTTTAGCTGTATCACTGGGTTTTATGGGCGGTGCTTTGGTTATATCAAACTTTGTAAGGGGGATCGGCAGCCATGACTGATGGTATGAATTTGTTTTTCGTTGGCTTCCTGTCCGGCAGTGCCGCCGCCCTTTTCGCGTGGATTATCGGCTGGGGTATTTCCCATGTAAAGCATATTATCAAGCTTGCATCAAAGGTCTAAGCGCGCGGCCGGCGTGTAGATATATATATTTGTGGGAAGGAGGAGTTGAGTATGAAAAGGATTGTTCTATCCTTGAGCTTGGCGCTGACGATGGTTGTGTTTATGGCTGTCCCCGCGTTTGCGGCTACATCCACTGACATTGACGGTATTATCCAAACCGCGTTCACTGAAGCTGTCGCCAGCATTTTGAGGTCGGTCGGGGTCATTCTCCCGATAGCCCTAGGTCTCTTCGGTACTGTCCTCGCAATCAAATTTGCCCTTAGGTTCTTCAAAAGCATCACGGGCAAAGCCGGTTAACCAATATTTGCGACCGTTAAACGCGGGGACAGGCGAAACCCGTCCCCGCCGTTTCTTTCCAGAGGTGATTGACTGTGAAATCCCGCTTGTTTCGCTCATTATCGGTCTTTATGGCTGTTTTAATAATAAGCCTTACATTCATGGCGCCCGTGCTGGAAGCCCGCGCGGTTGCCGTTGTATTAACCCCTGGGATGGCTATTGTAATTATTGCCCTCCTTGGCGCTTGCGGTATTACGTTCATAAGCAATGAACAGGCTATGTGGGCTGCCCAGCACGCATGGGACAATATGACGGATAATATGCGTAATTCTTTAACGGTTGTGTACGGCGGCGGCAGCCAGCTTCCGCCTGATGACGACGATAATTGGTGGCAGCGCTTTAAAGTTAAGTCATATGATTTATGGCAAAAGGGCTTTATCGGCGGTCTTGTGCTGTCTGCTTATTTGTTTTTGGAAATTAAGGCGTTCTTTCATGACCTTTTCGGTGTCGATGAGGAAACAGCCGCGGCAGGGCAAACAAACGCTGTTGTCAGCGGAAATAATTTGCTTTTTCACGTCTTTCCTCCTCCCGATGGTTCTTACTCCTTGTTTCTTGAAGTCCCTGTTCCTCTTGGTTTACCGCAATCCTATTTGAATAGAGCCCATCAATACCCTTATGTTATCATTTGGCGCAGTACTACCAGACAGTATTCCGGATTTAACTATGAATATGGCGTGTACTATCGCTTTTTGGCTTTTACCAATAGACCTGATGTTACTTTCTATCAAAATGCGTATTCATTACGAGGTTCCGGGAATTTTACTGCGTATTCACTCTCTGATGGTTCATGGAGCAGTTTTCAGTATTTTAACCCCAGCATGACCCCCATGTCAATGACCAACATAGAAATCCTTTATTCCAATTTCGATATTTATTATGAAGCCGATTCTTTAGGCGTTAGTGAGCTGTTTTATCATCAATCCCAGAACAGTATTCATGTTGGAGGCCTTGCAATTTCTTTTGATGCCTTTAAGCACATGCTCCCTGCGGGCGTTAATGAGGTGTTTATAGCCCTTCCCGATACGGTAGACTATTTTATCGGGCCTGTCCTCCCTCCCGGCTGGAACGATTTGCTTTTAAACCATGACGGTGTTGACCGAAATACTGTGCCGCCTGACTGGGACTACAATCAGGCCATTGCTCATTTGCAGGGGATTATCGATCAATTGATTATTGACTTCTCTCATGTTAACCCTGATTGGCAGCCGGTGCGTGACCTTGAGCTTGAGATTGCTAATTTGCGGCAGCAGCTCGCCCAGCAGGGCGCTGATGTTGTCGGCGGTACAGACCCCCTTAATGATGTTATGCTGGATTTAGGCTACAGGATTCGTGAATTGGATGATCGGCTTCGGCTCGGGCAGATTCAGATAGATGAAATGGAACGTGCCCTCGAAGAAGCCGCACAGGCGCTGCGTGATCTTCAAAATCAGCCCGGTGATAATCCAAACCCGCCCCCCATAGTCCCGCCCCTCCCGCTGCCGGGTGAAATCAACTGGTTTCGTCTTAGTGATGCATGGAGCGGCCTTAAGGATGTTTTCCCGTTTTCTATCCCTTTCCTTATCGTCGCCATATTTAAAGAGTTTGAATCTGCGCCGGTACGCCCCGATGCTGTTACCTTGAACCTGCTGCCATGGTTCGACGACAGCACAGGCCGTATAACTGTAGATTTTTTCTCCGAGGACTTTGAACCGCTTGCCCGGATCGTGCGTATCTTCACCCTTGTATCGTTTGTCACGGGCCTTGCGATCCTTACCGGGAGGGTTATCCGATGGTAGTAGATATTATTAACGGTTTGATCGAGGCCTTTGCGCTGCTGGGTGATATGCTTGTGTTCCTGCTTCCCACATGGAGCTTAGTAAGCCTCCTCGGCGGTATTGATACCCAGCTCCTCCGCGCAATCAACTACTATATCCCCATCAACACGATGCTTGGTATCGCAAACTCATGGGTCTTAGCTGTGGCTATGTGGTATCTATATATGATCCTGTTGCGCTGGGTGAAAGCTATTCAGTAGGAGGTGCCGCTTTATGATATGGCTGTACACCGGAACACCCGGCAGCGGGAAATCACTTCACGCCGCCCGGCAGATACTTCTTGCCTCAAGCCGGAATGTTCAGGTTATTGCGAACTTCGCATTAAAGCCTACAAAGAAACAGCTCCGAAAGGGAAAAGAGCCTATCTTCTGGGACAACGACGAAATAACGCCGCAAAAGCTCCTTGTGTACGCCGTTCAAAACCACAGGCACGGCAGGGAGGGGCAAACGCTCCTTGTCCTTGACGAATGCCAGATTATGTTCAACTGCCGCACTTTCTCCGCTAAAGGCCGCTCGGAGTGGGTCAAGTTCTTTTCCCTGCACCGCCATTTCGGGTATGACGTTATCCTGATCACGCAGTATGACCGCATGATTGACCGGCAGATTCGCGCAATGGTTGAGTACCAGACCATACACAGATGTGTAAACAACTTTAGGGTTATCGGCCTTTTGATGACACTGATGCGCCTTAAGCTCTTTGTTGCAATTGAATTGTGGTACGGGATGCGTGAGATAAATTCAAAAATGTTCTTTACATACCGGAAAAAGTGGTCAAATATTTACGATAGTTATGCGAATTTCAAGGGCTTCGGCATTGAAGCGGAGCTGAAGCCGGATTTGCCCGTGAGCTGCGCAGCCACCGCGGTATCGGGAGGCGGGGGAACGGGGGCCCCGCCGCCCGATACCGTGACCGCCGCCACGGACGAACCGCCCATCGCAGCGCCGATCGCCGCCGATGCTGATGAATCCTCCTGTGCCCCTGCCGGGAATGTTGACGAGGAAAGCGCATAGAAAAAGGGGTTTTCGCATAAAAAAAGTGGTTTTAGCATAGAAAAAGGGGCTTTCGCCCCTAATCCTCACTGATCAGCGCCTCCCCCTGCTCCAGCATTTGTATTGCCTTTAAAATGTGTCTTCCCATCAATTTATCCGGGCGGCCATCCATTGCCCAAAGCGTTGATGCAATCTTTTTTAAATCACCGATAGCCAAATCCCACTCTATCCTTGCGACCGTAACCTTTGTGCCTGTTTTCATACTGATCAATCCTTTCGTTTCCTAAAATTAGGGTATGCGGCAGCGCTCCTTGCGCTTGCGCTTAAGATGCTTACCACACAGCATGACAAGAAAATGCTGTCAAGGGTATCAGCACAAAAAGTTTTTTTCCCGTGTGTCCAAAAAAAAGTTTTTTGCCCCTTGACAGCTAATTTTCGGACATGCTACCGCCCTTGACCACGGCTCTTTTTCCCCCTGTGTGCAGCCGGGAACAAAGCTCAAAACACCGCAAAGTGTCAAAACCCGCAAACCCGCTCTGTGAGCGGTTACGGATACTTGACCAGATAACACATTTCGCGGAATTTTCTCTAAGGATAACACCTCGCAGAATCAATCATCCGGGGGGTAAAAGATGTCTTTCAGTAGAATCTATGACTACCCCATGCGTGAAGACCGTTACAAGCATATGTACTTCCCGCGCAAGAGGGGAGGGGGCAAAAAGCCCGCCGATGATAACACCGCCGAAATCCTTGATAAGCTCGATGAAGCTTCAAAAATGGATGAAAGCCTGTCGCGCTCCCGCCGTACGATCCGTGACATCATCCTGTGCAACAAATTCGATTATTTCTGCACCTTCAGCTTCAACGCCGCAAAGGTTGACCGCTATAGCTATTCCGCTTGTAAAAAGGAAATTACCAGAGTTTTCAAGCAATACAAGGATGACCGCTCAAGTGATTTCCGGTACATCATAGTGCCGGAGCTCCACAAAGACGGCGCGATCCACTTCCACGGTTTGGTCAACGGTCTGCGCCCGGGCGACCTCACCGTGCCGGATATGATCTGGAAGCGCGACAGAAGAAACGGTGTGCTGATGCGCGTACCGAATACCATGGGGTATGTGGATTGGGTTTATTATTCAAGCAAGCTTGGATATTTCAGCTGCTCAAGGATCAAGCACTATGAGAAATGCGCACGGTACGTATCGAAGTACATAACGAAAGACTTAATCAACATGCAGCGCGGGAAACGGATTTTCTTCTGCTCCCATGACCTTAAGCGCCCGGAGCTTATCCTGGATGCTGACGATTGCGGGCGTACATATTTCGGCAATCCCGATTTCGTGAATGATTTCGTTGAGATCAAAGAAGCCTCGGACGGTTACGGTATCTTCGGGAAAGGCGCGGATTACAGCAAAAGCGCTTTTGACTTAACGCTGGAGCGCGACGACGGCGGCACACTCCTCGAAGAAGAAATATTCTTCCCGCGCCTGACAGGTCACCAACTCAAGCTTGCCCAAAACCGGGCGGTAGTGTATACTGGTGGTGGCTAGAAAGAAAAGAACGGAAAAAAAACAAGTAAGGAGGGGGAACGGTATTGCCCCGGAAAGATACGGATTCTATTTCGCTAAATGGTTCATGTTTAGCGAAACAGCGGGCAGGGTTCGGATGTTTGCCGGGCAGAATCCCCCACAGCGCAATTCCTATCGCGCCGGGGGATGAAGCCCGGCATACCTGTTTTGCTAAACGGTTATTTAGCGAAATAGAGATCCGTTATATCAATTGATATTTGCTTTTCACCCTCTCCGCCGCGGAGCTGCAGCCGTGCCGCTGCGTGATCGATCACGTCGGCCGGGGAGCTCGCCGGATCGGAGCTCGACACATTCATAAAACCGCATAACAAAAACGAAAAGCATTTTGCTGAATTGCAGAATGCTTTTTTATGTTCAAAACTTCTATTGAAACGGCGGGGGAATTCAGGGTAAATATTATTTGCTTGTTTCCTTAACTTGCTCGGTGTGCCGCTTTTTGATCTCGTCATTGGGCTGTGACAGCGGTGTCAGTGCCTGTATTATTTCTTCCTTTTGCTTCTCGGGTATGGTGTCTTTGCTGTTTTTAACGATTTCGCTGATTATATTGTCAAGGCTATCGCTCTTTATTATGTAGGCGTTAGTTACGTCTGTGACCTTGAGTGTGCAATCCTTGTTGAACACAACAATGTTGAAGTATTTTATATCGGGATAATCTTTTAGGAAGAATTTC